TGACGTTCATTGGTATTGGGAACCCATCTGCTGGTGATAATCCTCACACCCGCTGGGCCATGCCTAGTGGCGCATCTAACTTCGATTCGGTTAGTCCAGACATGGACAAGTGGGAGACCGGAACTGGCGTTTGCTTGTTCTACAATGGTATGCGTTCTCCTAACTTTGCCGCGCCTGCGAGCGAGCCATCTCCATTCCCTTTCCTCATGGATCGGAAGAAGCAGGAGATCATGCTTAAACAATGTTATGGAGACGAGAATGCTATCGACTATGTTCGTAACGCTATTGGTTGGTGGCCGAAGTCTGGATTCGCTCAGACTATTCTTACAGCCGATTTGATCCGTAATGCCGACACGAACGAAGAACCCCTCTGGGATTCTGAAGGTTTTACCAAGGTAGCCGGGTTCGATACCGCTTTTACAATTGGTGGAGACCGATGCGTTCTGACGATTGCCAAGCTAGGTTTTGTTCGCGGAACTCGCAATCGTGTTATGTGGTTGGAGAATCAGAAAGTCATTCAGTTATCCGCGAATGCCGCCGCTGAGTTTGAAATCCAACTCGCTACTGAAGTTGTAACTCTATGCCGTGCCGCTGGCGTCCAACCTTCTAAATTCGGTATGGACGTTTCCGGTGATGGTGGACGAGTTGGACAGGCTATCATTCGTGAGTGGCTACGCTTTGAGTCTTCTGGTGCTTCTATCGCTCTTATCTCCTCTATGGGTAAGCCTACTGATCGACTCGCCGCCGAAGTCGATAAACGCCCGTGTAAGGATGTTTACGATAGGTTGGTATCTGAATACTACTACTCTTGCTATCACGCTTTCAAAAGCCGTGTTCTCTTTGGTGTTGATCCTGCATCTGATCTGGCGCGGGAGCTTTGTCTTCGTAGATACACGATTAAGTCCAAGAAGATTGCCATTGAGACTAAAGACGAGTTAAAGGGAAGAACGGGATACTCGCCCGACTTGAGTGATAGTTTGATCTACGCGCTCGAAATGGCTAGGCGCAATGGACTAGTATTTATCGGAAACGATAAAGCTGTCCCGACTAACCGATTCTGGGCGCGGGATGAAAAGCCAGTCGAATACTCCCAAGATGAAGAGTATTCTGTAGATGACTGGGGTGAGGACTAATCCATGATTCCTTCAAGCTCCAAGGTATTCGCTACCTCTTCTGGAACTACGATGCGAATCATCTTCTCTCCGTAAAGGTTTCCTAGAGTCTCCTTGAGTCGGATGTCCTTCTTCGGAACCCAGCACTGATTGAACTTCTGCTGGAAAAGAATCTTATACTGATTCTCGCTTACTTCAGTTCCCTCGCAGATGACGCGAGGCTCAAACGTATTATTTGTAGTCATAAATTATGTAACCATTCTCTCTTGCCCACCCTACTTCGTGGTGGCATTTGTTGTGGCACGGACGGCAAAGAGCCATGAAAGAGGACTTATCACACAAGAACTTACCCCTCCCTTTTTTGTGATGCAGGTCGCTTGCGGCTTGGTTGCATATTTCACACTGGTAGTTTTTTTCTTCAAAGTATTCTGCTTTGACCTTTTCATAGTCAGCATTCTTTACTCTCCGAGTGGTTGAGACTGATCTAAGTTTTCCACTTCGCTTTTTGAATCCTGTTTTTTGTAGGGGCGTTTTTCTTTGTAGCATAATCCAATTACTTTATCTACCTGTTCTTTCTTTAAAATACTTTTCGAGTTTACTTCAATCTGGTTGATCAGTGATCCAGTCACTCCGATCCTTTCGCCCAGTTCCCTGACAGTCATGCTCAGTTTCTTTCGAGTCTCACGTAACTGCTGGGCGAAAGTCCTCCGTCCAATAGAACGAACAGTGCGTGATTGCTCGTAAGCCATCATGCAGCTATCGTATGCTTCTTCTAATGGATGTTTCATTTGAATAAAATTAAACCAAGACTATTGACAAGTCAACACATTTCTGATAGCCTTATAAATTATGGATAACACTAACAACGATAATACATTTGCAGAAGACCTTCTGGCTACTGTCAGAAAGACTGTCCTTGTCACAAATATGTCTTTAGCCACCGCGCTAGAGAAGCCTTTCATTGCTACCTACGAAAATGATGAAGGCATTCTGATGATGGCTCTCAAGCCAAACAATACCTGTATCATTGTCGCTTGCGGCCATGACTCCAATACTGTCATCAAGTGTGATTTCATTATCGCTGGTGAAGGTGTCGGAGAACGCCGCTCAATTTTTAAATGCAAAAACAAAAGTGATGCCGATGATATCTGGGAGGTTCTGACCGACAAGCTAGAGGACTGGTCTGCTGGTGGGATCGCAACAATTGAACTAGAGTAATTATCGGTTCCGATAAAAAAGATGCTTGACACTGAATACAACATCTAGTAGTTTCTTTCGCGTGTGAGAAATCACGCATCCGGGGTGAAGGCCGGATTAGGAAAGTTTTAAATTAACAAAAAACATATATGATCCCTATGGTGGTAATCCACCTTCATGCGTCAGTTGCCGCACTTTCCGACCATCATAGGGGTCGCCTTTTTACAATGAGTGTTAGAATAATGTCGGAGGTCTTTGAGAAAAGCAGGACTCAAGGAAATGCAAGATTGGTTCTTCTTGCCCTAGCCGATTCCTGTAGTGATGAAGGAGTATGCTTCCCTTCACTAAAGACGATTGCAAGGAAAGCGAATATATCCGAGGAAACGACAAGGAAGTTTCTTCATGCTTTTGAAAAGATTGGATTGGTTGAAGCTGAAGAGCGATTCAGTCCTGTTGGACGGCGAACATCGAATACCTACAAAATCAATTTGAACAAGGTTGGAGATGATGAACTGACCAAAGATGTGATTTATTTGGCTATACCAAAAAGCAAGCACAGAACAAGTGATGGTATGAACCAGTTCACACCATCCCCCTCTAACCTAGTTCATACCATCTACCCTATGAACCAGTTCATACCATCTATAATGAACCATCATAATGAACCGAAAATAGAACCATCACCGGAGGCAATTGTAACTTACATCGAAAACGATCATGATTTAGAGATAGCGTTTCCTCGCGGAAACAATGATGGAATTGCTAACGCAATTGATTCAAGACCCCCCAACACTGTTGAGAAGGTTAATTCCGTTTCATGCGCCCAAATCCCCCCCAAGACTAAATCGCCTAGAAAACCAAAACTCGTAGACGATAATTTCATAGCTGAACTAAAGCGTCTCAATCCAAACAAAGATATAGATGGTGAAGCACAAAAAGCGAGGACTTGGGTGATCGCCCATCCTCCTCGGACATTCAGCCGCGCCTTCCTTGCAAGTTGGATCAACAGAGCAGAGCCAGCAAAACCAGAACGATTCTCCAACATTTAACCTAACATGAAAACACAAATACTAAATGGCGACTGCATCGAGATGATGAAGACGCTTCCAGACCGATCCGTGAACTGCTGCGTAACTTCACCGCCTTACTTTGGCCTTCGTGACTACGGAACTGCCTCATGGGAAGGAGGCGATCCGAATTGCGATCATAAAATTCCATCAAATGAACATGATCCAAAACGCGGGACATCTGACGCATCCACTTCACACACACTCCGATTCAATCGCGCCCATTGCCATAAATGTGGCGCAACGCGAGTTGATAAACAGTTGGGCCTTGAGGAAACTCCAGAGGCATTCGTGCAAAAAATGGTCGAAGTGTTCAGCGAAGTGAAGCGAGTTCTGCGCGATGATGGAACGCTTTGGCTAAACCTTGGGGATTCCTATGTAAGCAAGCCAACCGGATCGCTTGGCAATTTTACCGGAAGCCAACACGGGTTTGGAGGTGGTCATAGTCACCAGAAGGCATCACTCCAAAGACCAGACAAATCAGGCTTCGGCATACCAGAAAAGAATCTTATCGGCATCCCTTGGCGCGTAGCCTTCGCACTGCAAGCAGACGGCTGGTATCTGCGTCAGGACATCATCTGGCACAAACCGAACCCGATGCCTGAATCTGTGCAGGATAGATGCACAAAGGCACACGAATATATTTTTCTGCTTTCCAAATCACCAAAGTATTACTTCAATAATGAAGCGATCAAAGAGCAAGCGATTAGCGGAAATAAAGATATAAGAAATAAAAGAACTGTATGGTCTGTAAATACAAAACCTTACGCTGGAGCGCACTTCGCCACCTTCCCTCCAGAATTGATTCGGCCATGTATTCTCGCTGGATGTCCGAAGGGTGGTGTTGTTCTTGACCCATTCGGAGGAAGCGGAACGACTGCGGCGGTAGCGATGGAAGAGGGAAGAAGTGCGATACTCTGTGAGTTAAATCCAGAATACATTCCTCTTATCAACGATAGACTATCAAAAGTTCAACCAAGTTTATTCTAATGAAAACAATAAAACAAGAGATAATAGAAAACTACGGAGAAGAAATTCTCATGATGGATGGATACGATGACTGCATTATCGGAGTAGTAGAGCAATTCGGAAGACCTCCGATTGTCTGCTACAATCGTGAACTGGTCATTCGCAAGTTAATGGACGAAGGAATGAGTGAAGAAGAGTCCATTGAGTTTTTTGAATACAACCAGATTGGTGCTTGGGTTGGCGATTACACTCCTTGCTTCATTACGCTTCTATGAAAAAAGTCCCAATAGCACACAAGAGCGAAGCGGCAGCATTGTCGCTGATAGCAACAGACCGAAATATCCTTTCCCAACAAACATGGGATGCCGATTATTTCGCGCTACCTGCCCACAGAATCGTTTTTAACGCACTCCAAGGGGTTCACCAGCGGACAGGCACTTGCTGTCAATTCTCGGCGATTGCTGAACTAGAATCCACGGGTCAGCTAGAATCGG